AATCTACTTCACCAACAAAAAAGCCCTCAACTTTTTGCACGTTCGGGCTTTTTTGTAGAAATTAAACTATTTTTAAAATATGATTTCTAAAGTATGCTAAATACCATTAATTCAAAATTTAAGTGTAGAATAAATTGACTTAACTTGAATTAGATGTTAACAAAGTGCAAACACTTTAATAATAACTATATATTTTATATACTGTAATTTTATATTTCATCAACAGCTTCTTTTAACTTCTTGAGGTTCTTATGTACATAAACCTCAGATGTAGTTTTATAGCTAGAATGTCCTATCATTTTAATAATTGCATCTTTATCTGCTACAGTATCTGATAATAGACTTGCGAATGTGTGTCTAGTATCGTGTAAGCTATGATATGATAAGCCCATATCTCTAAACAATATTCTGAAATGATTATCAAAAGAATCATAATCATACTCTAAGCCATCAAGTCTCTGCCATAAATGTTTATCTTTGCTGAAATATCTATTCTTAAAAAGCTCTAGTATTTTATCTGCAATAGGGACTTTTCTTATCCCAGCTTTACTCTTAGATGCTTCTATTTCAAAGTAATAATCTTTTAGATAAATATTTTTTCTGTTTACTTTTAACAGCTCACTTATTCTTAAACCTGTATAACACAGAATCAATACCATATCTATAATTCTATACTTGTCTACATCATAATTATATAAGTTATTCCATAATATTTGTAATTCTTCTTTACTAATTGGTCTTTCTCTATCTCCAGTTTTGTTACCTTTTTCTTGAACTGGTAATTTTAAAAACTTAGCATAGTTCTTAGTTGCCATATCGTTTAGAATTGCAAAATCCCAAATATTAGACCAGAAACTTCTTAATAATCTTAATGTACTATTAGTTAGATCCAAACTATAAAAAATGTTTTGTAACATAATACCATTGATTTTAGCTATCTCTAAACCATATAACTTTTTACTTCTTTTAAAATTAGTTTCATAGTTTGATTTTGTTCCTGGTTTAACATCTTCTTTGGACTTAATCCATAGATTATATAATTCTTCAAAAGTTATTCCTTTTTCTTTCTTCTTAGAAATTTTAACTCCTGTATTTTCTAACATTTCAAGATTATTTGTAAACATTGCTAGTTTATAAGTCTCAGCTTCTTTTTGAGTTTTAAAGCAGGCTATAAAATCTCTTTTATATTTCTTTTCTTCTATGCTGTAATATTTAGGGCCTAATAAAGCCCATGGCTTTCTTCTGTTTCCTGATAGTTTAAAAACAGTTCCCATTCCATTTGCTGCTCTCATAAAAAAATCACACTCCTTTATTTGCATAATAAAAATGAGTGTGATATAATCTAAATAGCTTTTAACAGAAGAGTACCACACTCTTAAAGCTCCATAGAATATTGGTAGTATTTTATGGGGCACTTTTATTTTAAAAATTGATACTAAAACCAACTGATTTTAATTCTTTTACTAAATCCATTTTCCAGTTTGTATACTTAATATATACAATACCAGAAATGTCACTTGGAATTTCAATATCATCTTTTAAAATTGCTGAAACATTTTCTCTTCCAAGTTTTGCAACAAAATATCCATGTTCAAAAATAACATTTTGACGTGCACGAGGTTTTAACTCATTATTGTCATTTTTACAACCTTTATCACATGGAGTATATAATATAATAGCGTAATTAGCTTTTTCTGAATAACATTCAATTTTTTCAATAATTGTATTACCTTTATTTTCTTGTTCATGTAAAATTATAGTTTTTAAACCAATTTGTTCAACAAATCGAGCTACTTCATTTTTAAAATTATCATCTTGTCCATGAACTATAAATACAGTGTCAAAAATTTTATTAGAAAAATTATTAGATTGCTCTAAAGATTTACCTATTTCATATTTATTAAAAGACTTAGAATATTTTTTAAGAACTTCTTTTGTAATATCTTGTGTAATGTTTTCGTCCATAAATGCATATCTAAAAAAATCATGATTTCTAAAATCAGCAATCCTTGACGCTCTATCTCTTGCATATTTTATTTCTTTTAATTTTTCTGCTTCACTTTTTATTGAAAGGTTAGATTTTTTTATTAAAAAGCGATTTATATCACTTTTTTTAAAAGAATAACCTTCAACAAAAAAATCTGTATCATTTATATAAGGAAAAATATAGTCATCTTCTAAATTATTTTCAGATATATCAACTTTTAAGATATAATTATTATCCTTATTGATTATAATTTTATTAAATTCAATTAATACATGATAGTACATTAGAAATTCAACTCCTTCTAGTCATACATTTTTACAGATTCAATTAATTTATCTTTAAAATTATATAAATCATTTATAGAATTTATTGGAATTTTAGGACCTCTATCAGTTTTATTTCCTTCTTCATCAATTTCAGGAAATCTAATAAATTTAGTAGAACCATTGAAATATAATCTACAAATCCATTTTGTAACCTTATCATCAATAGTTACAGAAAAATAATTTAAAGTATCTCTATATGTTATTCTGTCAAGTTCTATTGTTCCATATAATAACGCTTTTACTACTGAAAAACCTTGTAATTCTTCATCAGTAGTTATAGGACCAGCTTCAACTTCTGTTATTTCTTCAATCATTTCTTGAGGAGCCTCAATTTGCTTTTCAACAGCTTTATTCACTTCCAAAGCTCCCTCTAATTTACTTCTAACAATATCATTTAAAAATTCATTTATGGATTTTTTAATAGTATTAGTAAATCTATCTTTTACTTTTTGAGTTTTAACGCCACCATATATTTCATTTAAAATATAAGATATAAAGTTTTCAGTTGGATTATCAAACTCAGATTTTAAAAGTTTTTTAATAGCATTTGAATATTTTAGTTCCTCAGCACTATTTAAAATATTATCTAAATCAAATGTATTTCTAGCAAATTTTTTTAATTCATTTATTTGATAATCTTTAATTTTTAAAAGATTTATTTCTAAAAATGGTTTTTCATCCATCATATTAGGCTTTTCTAAATCAGTATAAAATTTATAAACAATACCATTTGTTAAAACTCCAATTTTAGCTGGTGTAACATTGAAATAACGAGTTAATTGTTTATCACAATTTTCAAGTGTGTTATTACAATCTTTACATTCAACTAATATTCTTGGAACATCATCAATTAAAATTGCATAATCAACTTTTTCACCTTTTGCATCTGCAATATCTGCTGTAAATTCTGCATGAAATTCAAAAGGATTTCTAGTATCATAACCTAACATATCAAAGAAAGGTAAAACAAAGACAGTTTTAGTCATTTCTTCATTAGTTACTCTGTCTTTGTACTTTTCAATTTTCTTAGATAATTCTTCAATATTGTCTTTTAAATCCATAAATACATCTCCCCTTTTTTTAATTTTTATAAATCAATCATAACTTTAACAACTTTACCATATTCTATAAAATCATCAAATTCATTTACAACCTTATCTTCATAAGCTAAATTAAATGAATGTAGAATTATTCTGTCTTTTACTACTTTTTTTTGTTTAACAAAATTTTCATCATTTAGATTAAATGCACCTATTTCTCCACTTTCAATTTGTATATCCTTTTTTATTATGATAGTAGAGCCATTTGGTATTTTAGGCTCCATACTATCTCCTTCAACTTTTACAGCAAAATATGTTGTTCCATTTTTCTTTAAACCAAAAACTGGAATCATTTCTATAAACTCAGAATTACTAGCTCCATACCCTGCTGAAATGCTTTCATATAAAGGTATCATTATATAGTCAGTATTTACAGTATTCATATCTATATTAGAATCTTCTTGTTTTTTATCTTCCCAGTCATATTTTAGACCAGCTTGATATCTATTTTTAATATCACTTCTTCCCATTAAGTAGTCCATATCAACATTAAAATAATCACATATTTCTTCTAATAATTCATAACTTGGTTTTCTTCTACCTTGTTCATACATCCCTATTGCACTAGGAGATATGTTTAATTCTTCTGCTAATTGACTTTGCGTTATATTTTTTTCATTTCTTAAACTTACAATTCTATCTTTGATTTCAGCCATATAAATCACCTCTTAACATTATTATATACAATACGTGTAAAAAGTCAAGAATATTTTTACACAAAAGGTGTTGACAAATTTTTTGAATTGTGATACACTTGGTGTGTAGAAAAATATTTTATTTTTTTTTTGAGAATTAACTACACTTAAAGTTGTGTTTGGAGGTGAAATTAATGAGTATAGGAGAGAAATTAAAAAAATTAAGGGGTGGAAAAAAATCAAAAGATGTTGCAAAAGCTATTGGAATAACTATTTCAGCTTTATCTAATTATGAAAATGACTATAGAATACCAAGAGATGAAACTAAAAGGAAAATAGCAAAGTATTATAAAAAATCTGTAGAAGAAATTTTTTTTAAGAATTAACTACACTTAAAGTTTAGAAAAAATAAAAAAGGAGAGTGATTTATGAACGATAAAAATTTTTACAGAATAATATCAATTACCGCAATTGTAGTAGGAATTTCATCTATTATTATTTCTATTATTTCTTTATTTAAATAATGAAATAATGGAAACTATTAGAGCAATTACGGAAATTACAATAGCAGAAATTGATACTCTTTTATTAAATTTATTATCTTTTATTTTTTCTTCATATTCTGTAATAGCATTTTTTCCAGCAATGGTGAGAGTTAATTTGCAATTTATGGGAATACCATTTTCTAAAGTAACATTATAATCCATAGGGGCTAAAAGTCCATTATCAATGAAATATTTTAATTCTTTAGAAAATGTAAAAACAGAATATTTATTTTTGAATATAACCTTAATATCTTCTGAACTTAAGTATTTATGTTCTTGAATTAGTTTTAATAAAGGATAAAGATTTTTATTCAACATAATAATAACCTCTCTTTCTTATATAGTACAGTAATTAAATTATAAGATAGCAGAAGAAAAATTACAAGAAAATAAAAGGGGTTGATATATGAAAAATAAGTAGAAATAAAAAATATATAGGAATAAAAGGAGGAGTATGAAACAAAAATCAAGAAAATATAAAAGATATATAAGAAAGCAAATAAAAAAACAGCTCCAAACTACTGCGAATAGTTTAGAGCAAAAAATTCAAGAAAAAGAAGATATGAAACAATCTAATCTTTCAAAAGTTCTTGATGATACTTTGCAAGTATTGAAGAGCAAACACGGGATGAAATCTTAGCTATATTTTCTATTTGTATTTTAGCTGCTTCACTATCAGTTTTTATAGAAGCTAAAAACTCAGTTAAGACTTCTTCTGAGATTTTATCAAAATCAATATCTTTTTTCAAAATAATCACCTCCTTAGAGATGATTATAGCACAAAATAAGGAGGTGGAGGATATAGAAAAAATGAAATACTGGAAAAATTTAACAGATAAAGAAAAAAAAGAAGTGTATGAAGAAGTTTGTAAATCTGAATTATACCAAGATGTTTTAAATGAAGTAGGTAGTGGATGGTGTACTGAATTTTCAGAAACTTTTATGATGTATAAAAATGCAGAAACAGAAAATGGTGAACTTATAACTGTTGAAAGATTTAAGGAAATTATACTAGATAAATTAAGAACGTATCTATAAAGGGGGGAATAAATGAGAATACACAAACAAATAAAAATTAATACGACAAATATGGAAAAAGTTATAGTACACAAAGATTTAATAAAAAGAGCTGTTTACAGCATAGAGCAGTACAACGAAAGAAAAGAAAAAAGTTTATGCTTTACATATACAGGTAGTTCTAGCAGAGCATCAGAATGGGGATACTTATTAGATGTAGATATAGATTGGTTAGACAGGTACTTTATAGATGTTTTAGGAATGAAAGCTATAACAAAAAGTGCTTGGGATAATAAATATGCTGAAAGAATTTATTTCTTTGAAGATTAAGGAGGTTCAAAATGCACTGTAAAGTATTTCAAAAATGGGTAAATGCTATAGTTTTTCCTGAAAATATAAAGTTAATAGATGCTATTGAAGTTATTCAAAAGTACATAGAAATGGAGGCTAGAAATGATAGATAAAAATGAATTATTAGAAATATTTAAAAGAAAATTAGAAATCACTCAAAAAACAATAGAAGATGAAGAAAAACAAGGTAGATATCCTAGTTTTCTAAAAGGAAAAGTAGATGGTATCGAAGATTGTATAAAAGTTTTGGAGTGGGAGGTTTGGGATAAATATGAAAAATAAAAAATTTAAAAAAGTAACATTTTTTAACTATTTGAAATTTAAGATTAAATGGGTATTTAAAATTTTATGGCTATGTCTTAACTATCCGTTTGATAAATTATTAGAATGGATGTGATATTGATGACAGCAAAAGAAAGAATTGAAATTAAATTAAACCTAGCAAAAGAAAATTTAAAAGAAGCAAATGAAGAATATTACAAAATAGGAAAAGAAAATAGACCAGTTGCTGAAGGACATGCTTATGCAATGGTTAGATATTATCAAGGGATAGTTGATACTTGCAAATTTACATTAGAACTTTTAGAAAAAGGTGATTAAATGGGAGATTATAAAATTAGTGTAGAAGAGGCTGTTGCTTTATCTGGTGGAGAATTAAACAAAGATGATGTTTATAGTTTAATTCAAGCTAATGAAGTTCCAGGTTGTATCTATATAAAAGATCAAGAAAAGGAAAGGGGGAAATATTTAATAATAAAACCACATTGGTTGAACTTTTTAGCAGGGAAAAGTTATAAAAAAATAAAAACATCTAATAGCACCGACCAAAGTTTATTAGATGTTTAGAAAAAAATATTCAAGTATTTAACTTTACTTGAATTATATATCAAATTTTTAAAAAATTCAAGGAGTGATAAAAAATGACAGTTAAAGAATTAAAAGAAGAAGCAAAAAGTTTAGGATTAGTAGGATATTCTAAATTAAAAAAAGAAGAATTAATAGAGTTAATTGAAACAGCAAAAGCAAAAGTTATAGAAATCTCTAAGGAAGAATTTGAAACTTCTGTAACAGCAAATACTGAAAATACAAAAGTTCTTGGTTATGATAATGAAGATGATTGGCATGAACTTAGAGCAAAAAGAATTGGAGGTTCTGATGTAGGAGCTATCTTAGGTGTAAATCCTTATAAATCAATAGTTGATGTTTATGTAGATAAAACAGAAGGATCTGATTTCAAAGGAAATAATGCTACCTATTGGGGGCATGTGTTAGAGGGAACTGTTTTAAAAGAGTTTTCCAATAGACATAAAGAACTAATTGTATATGAAGTTCCTTATTCAGTTGTAAATGATTTTCTAATTGCTAATTTAGATGGTGCATTAAAAGATAAAGAAACAGGAGATTATGGAGTTTTAGAAATAAAAACAACTTCTGTTTGGAATAGAAGGGAATGGGAAGAAGATATTATTCCACAGAGCTATTATGCTCAAATCCAACACTATTTAATGCTTACTGGCTATAAATTTGCTTATGTAGCTGTTTTAATAGGTGGAAATGAATATAAGGAATTTAAAGTAGAAAGAAGTGAGGAGGATATAGAACTTATTAGAAATAAGTCTACTGAGTTCTATAATGAAAATTTATTAAAAAAGATTCCACCAATGCCAGATGGAAGTGATGCATATATGCAACATCTAAAGAAAAAGGCAATGGAAATAGAAAATAATAAAATTATTGAATTAGTTGGTTTTGAAGAAAAAGTAGAAATGTTAAAAAATGTTACAAGAGAGAAAAAAGAATTAGAAAAAACTGAAAATCTTTTAAAAGAGGAAATAATGCTAGAGATGATTAGAGAAAAGACTCTAAAAGCAGTAGTTGGAAAATCAAAATTTAACATTTTAAGCAAAAAATCATTAGACAAAAAGAAACTAGGAAAAGAAAAGCCTCAGCTTCTTAAAGAATATGAGGAATATATAGAAAAATTTGAAGAACAAACAAAAGATTATTTAAAAGAAAGTAAATATATAATGCCATATTTAGAAAAATAAAAAGGAGAGTATCAAATATGATAAGTGATAATATTTTAAAATGGTATACAGATGAAATTATAAGAAGTAAATATAATGTTTTAGGTTGGGCATTAATTGAAAAACAAATCAAAGAAGATAAAACAAAATTGGTTTTTGAAACTTCAAATACAAAATTATCATTGGAATTTAAAAAATTAAGTGAAACAACAATAATTTTTAATAATATTGTTTGTAAAGAAGAAGTACCAAAAACAAAAATAAATGGTGTTGAATATTATTTAGAAGAAGCTATTTGGGCAGAAGTTTTTGATGAAAAATTATTAAATAAAGGTTTAGAACTTGAAAATATGACTATTGAAGAAATAGAAATAGAAGCAATAAGTTGTATAGAAAAAGCATTTGAAAGAATGGCATCAATAAAAACTAATAATAATTTATCTTTATTTGATGAAGATGAAAAAAATAATATTGAAGAATCTGAGATTGTAGAAGTAACAGAACCAGTTAATGGTAATCAAAATCTTTTAGAAGATAAAACTGACAAAAAAGAAGAAGATAATCCAGATGAAGTTGATAAAACAGATGAAATAGAAGAAGAAAAGCCTAAGAAAAGAGGCAGAAAACAAAAAAATCAAAATAGAGATGAAGAATAAGGAGAGTGGATAATATGCCAACAGCAAAAAATAGTTTAACATCAGGAAATACTGGAACAATGGTAAAAAAAGAAAATAAATCTAAAACAATATTTGATGTAATACAAGCAGGAGCAAAGCAATTTGCAACTGCATTGCCAAAACATGTAAATAGTGAAAGGTTTGTTAGAATAGCTATTACTACAATTAGACAAAACCCAAAACTTGCTAAATGTAGCCAGGAAAGTTTATTAGGTGCATTGATGGTATCTGCTCAACTTGGTTTAGAACCAGGAACTCTAGGACAATGTTATTTAATACCATTTGAAAATAAGAAAGCTGGCACTGTTGAGTGTCAGTTTCAAATAGGATATAAAGGATTAATTGAATTACTAAGAAGAAGTGGACAATTATCTGATATATACAGTTATACAGTATATGAAAATGATGACTTTAACATTGAATATGGATTATCAAGAACATTAACACATAAGCCAAATTTTGATGAAAGAGGAGAAATAAAAGGCTTTTATGCTGTAGCAATTCTAAAAGATGGAGCTAAGGCATTTGAATATATGACAAAAGATGAAGTTGTAAAACATGAAGAAAAATATAGAAAAGGATCTTATAAAAATGATGTATGGAACAAGAATTTTGAGGAAATGTCTCAAAAAACAGTAGTAAAAAAACTATTAAAATGGTTACCAGTATCAGTTGAATTTCTTGAAATGGCCGCAAAAGATGAAAAATCATTTAAAGTTATAGATGACAAGAGTACAGAAGTACAAGAAATTGAAATACTTGAAAATAATGGTGATATTATCAATGCTGAAACAGGTGAATTTATTACAGAATCTGGCGATAACAAAGATATAGATAAAGTTGCAGAAAGTTTATTCCCAGACAACAATTAAAAGACCATACAGGTATATTTTTAACAAAATAAGGAGCTTATGTAGATGGAAAATAACATAGAAATAAAATTTGAAAAAATAGAAGTAACAGAAGAGAATATGAAGAAACTTTTAAATAAAATAGGTCAATTAAAATGGGAATTAAATGATGTCAAATACTGGGAAAATTATTATAAAAATAGAGTTAAATTCTGGTTAAATGAAAATGATAAAGAAATTGAAAAAAATCAAAAATTAACCAAATTTAATATAGCTCTAATAATAGCTTTATTCCTAGAAACTGTCATACTTGTCTTATTAGCTTTAAATTTTAAATAATAAAAGGAGGTAAGGGACTTGAAAGACAATGAACCATTTTACCAAGTCCCTAAAAGCCTTTTTAGGCTAAGAAGGGAAGGGGGAATTAGTTTAACTGCCTTTGATATTTATATCTTAATGATGGATAGATATAAAATTTCTTGTTTAAAAGAGAATATAAAAAGCTTTACAGATGCAGAAGGAGAAATTTATTTTGTGTATGCTTACAATTCTCTAATGGAAGATTTAAATATCAAAAAAAAGCATGGGATATCTAAAGCTATAGAGGAACTTGAATCATTAGGTTTTATTAGAAGTAAAAAAGAACATGGTAAGGCTACCATATACTATTTAACTAGTGACCAAAAGGGAACCACTACTAGTGACCAAAAGGGAACCACTACTAGTGACCA